CCCACTCCTCCCGCGTGAGGGGCACCCGGGCCTGGAACCAGGCAATGGCCTCTTCCGGCCTGGTGGGGTCAGCGCTAACCCGCCACATCCCGCGCCACCGCGTACCGCCCCGCTAACTCCGAAAGGAGGAGAGCGGCCTCCACCAACCCCGCCAGCTCGGTTGGATCGGCCTCAGGAACGAGGTCTATGAGCCGCCGGCGTAGAGCCTCGTAGTCCCCAGCTTCCTCTACAGCCTGGAGAACGGCGTCCAACCGCTCGCGCAGGAGAGGCACTGCCGCCCCGATGGCCTCTTCCGCCACCCGGTCGGCGTATAGCTGGCCCTGCACGAAGCCGCTGGAGGTGCGCACCTGGTCGCCCGAGGCCAGCCGCACCAGCCCGGCCTGGGGGGCCTGTAGGGGTACGTCGTAGCGCTCGAGCAGGGCCGGTACATCTACCGGGGCTCCGGCCTGGGTCAGGGTGGCCACGGCCTGGGCCAGCTTGCTGAGGGTGTCGGCGTTCTGGGCGGTATCCTCGGGCAAATCGGTATCCCAGCGCGGCCGGGGGGCCAGCCGAGCGTCGCCATAGTTGAACTCGGCCCAATAGGCCAAAACCTGCTCGCGCAGGCTGGTTGAGAGCCCTTCGGCGTCGGCTTCCAGCAAATCCCGGCGCACCGCGTCGTGCACGCGGGCCGCGGCGAACGAGCCTCCCCGCACCTCGGTGGTGAGGTTCTGGCCCAGGATGGCCGTAGTGAGGGCGGTGTTGGCCCACTCAATGGCCGCCTGTTTGCTCTGCCACACCTCCCCGGAGGGCGAGAGAATCTGCAGGCTGTAGCCCTCGGGCAGGGCGATGCCGGTGGAGCTGCCCAGGTCGGCCAGGTCACGGGCCAGCTGCTCGCGGGCCTCGGCGGTGGTGGGGCCACTGGCCTGGCCCACCCGCAGCGCCCCTACCTCGTTGTCGCGGGCCCAATAGCGCACCGCGTCCTGTTTGACCAGCCACGGCACGGCCAGCGCGCGCCAGAGGCCCTGGCTCCAGGGCCGCCGGGCACCGTAGGGGGTATAGAGCCACCAGGCACCGGGGCGAGGCTCTACCGTCCCCCCCTCGCGGGTCTGCACCTGCCAGACGCCGCGCTGGGGGTCGTAGCGCAGGTTGCGCGGGTGCCAGACCTCGAGCACCGGCAACACCCTCCCGCTCTCGCCCTCCTGCCAGTCCAGCCGGGCCAGCCCCACCCCCAGCAGGAGCCCCCAAGCCACGAGTTGATATAGGGATTCTTCTGGGGCGAATTCCCAGAAATCGGCCTCGAGCGCCCGCGTGATGGTGCGCCCCTCGCGGTTGTTCGCGGGCTCGAACGCGAGGGGCAGGCCCAGCAGCCCCCGCACCCGCGTCCCCAGGACGGCCTGGACGCGGTCGTCCGCCAGCGTGGCCTCCGCCAGCTCGGCGGCTAGGAAGAGATTGCCCCCCTGGGCCAAGCGCCAGGCGGTGCCGAGGTCGGCAGGAGACCACTCGGTGCGCCCCCACGCGGAGGGCTCGTTGACTAGTTGCGGTTGAGGTTTTGCCATATCTCCATCAGCTTCTTTCTCGCCAGGATGTATTGGATACGGGTAGGGTTCTCCGCGTGCAGAAAATCAGCCAGGTCGCGGGTTTCCTGGGAGCGCTGGGCGGGAGGGCGATCGGCCTCGAGGGCCGCGCGTAGCAGGGGTTGCACCCGGCTCCAGGGGATCTCCCGCTGCCCCACCCGCAGCTCGTAGCAGCTCACGCTGGAGAGGAAGGGCTGCTCGAGGTGGCCCCCTCGCTGGCTGGGAGCACCTATCCGCCTCATTCGCGCTCGCAGGGCGGCGGCCAGGAGGAGAGCAACGTCGGCTCTTCCTCGCTGAGCTCGAAGGTGTGATAGAACAACCCGCAGTTGTTGCACCGATACCGCCGTTTGAGTATTACGTCCGGCCATATGCCCTCCAAACCCACACGCCCACGCAGGCGAACCGCAACGCTCCCACAGCGCGGGCAGGGTACAGGGTAGAATTTGCCTAGTCTAGGCATAGCATACCACAAACGGGAATCTATTCCAGCTCATCCCCACCTCGAGCGCACCCGAACCGAGGTGTACTCCGGCGGCCCACCGCGCACCGTCCAGAGGGCTAGGGCCAGGCTCATCACCGTGTCGTCGTGGGCCCCACTGGGGGCCTCGTAGCTCACCCCGTAGGCCCCCTGTTTAGCTTGGAGCGCCCGTAACTCGGCCAGCAGGGTGGGCTCTGGGTAGAGGTGCAGGCGCTCCTCGGCCAGGGAGAGGCGCAGCTCGTTGACGAGTTGCTGTTTGGACTGGGCCGTGAATCGGAAGGGGTGCGTCTGCGGCCAGGCTCGACGAAGTCGCTCATACACCGGATCGCCCACCCCGGTGGCGTCTACCGTGAGCCGAGCCTGGTAGCGCTCGAGTACCCCCAGCACCCGCGCCTCGGTGTAGCTCCACTCGCCCTGCCAGCGCTCCTGGTGAATCAGGCGGTAGGGCAGCTCGGTCACATCGAGGATGCTCAGGCTGCTCCAGTCGGCCAGCCGGGCTAAGTCCAGTCCCGCCGCGTAAACCCGGCCCGCTCGGGGAGGTTCCGGCCCCTCCAGGACTGTCGCCCGCTGAATGAGCTCTTCCGGGATGGCTCCCCCGGCCTCGAGGAACTCCGCCAGGTACTCCTGCCGGAACGCCCAGTCGCCCAGCGCCCGCCGCTCGGCCTCGAGGAAATCCGAGCGGATGCGGGGGATGTCGTAAGCCGTCACCCGGATGCGCTCCCCCCGCTCCTCTGACCAGGCCCGGTAGAACCAGCCCCGCATTCCGTAGGGGGTGGAGATAGCCACCAGCCGCCCCCCGGTGACGGCCAGCATGGGCCGGGCAGCCTGGTACAGCTCATCGGGAATCCAGGCCGCCTCATCGAGCACCACCAGATGCGCCGAGTAGCCGCGTATCCCCTCCTGTGCGCCAGGGAGCGCGATGACCCGGCTGCGGTTGGGTAGCTCGAGACGTAAAGCGCTCTCGCCCGCCAGCTCGAGCCCGAGCTTGGTAGCCAGGGAGCGCACCTTGGCGGATAGCTCGGAGGATTGCCGCAGGGTGGGGGCGATGAGCAAAACCGTGCGCTCCGGCCAGGCGTAGGCCTCGTGGAGGGCCAGCGCTGAGGCCACCGTGGATTTCCCGGCCTGCCTGGAGGCCAGGATGTATAGCTCATTGCCCGCCGAAAGCAGCGCCCGCTCCTGCCAGGGGTCGGGCTCGAGTCCGGCCCGCTGGAGCAGGGCCACAGGCGATAGGGCCAGAGCCAGGTCAGTCGCGATGTCCATCGAGCAACACCTTGGCCGCGGCGTGGGCGGCCTCTGGGTAAGGGCGCAGAGCCTCGAGGAGCCGCCCCCGGATAGCCAGCCACTCCGGGGAGGCCAGCACGTTGACCTGCACCTGGGGCCGTTCGTGTGCTAGCTCGCCCAGCAGGCGGGCCTCGAGCTCGAGTAGGCGGTGCAGGGTGTGGATAGCCGCGATAGCGTCGCGCCGCTGGCCCTCCTGCCGTGCCTCGGCCAGGATGCTGAGCGCTTCGCGGTTGAGATTCCGTATCCGGCTTAAAACAGAGCGTTCAATGTCCGCGTCTTTTTTCTCTAAAGCTCGTTGTATAGCGTCCCGCACGTGCTCGCGGTGGCGACGGATGGAAGTAGCGGATACTCCGTATTGCGCCGCTAAACGCCGGATTATTTCGCCCTCCGCCAAAGCCTTATCTATCTCAGCGCGCCGAGGATGAATGCATATTGTGCATTTTCTGCTGATATATACCTCCTCATGATCGCCCCCGCCGCTCCCCAGGGGCTGGAAACTCGCGCGTTTTGTTTTGGTCGCTGAGGGGGTCGGCCCTCAGCATTTGGCGGTACCTCGCGGTTAGACCGCGGAAGGGTCTGAGGGTATTTCTGTTTGCAAAAAGTCTTTTGCGTGCGCTAGGCTCATAGGAGCGGGTGGGGTGCCGGGAGCAGCCAGCCATTTCCCAACCGCCCTTAGAAAAACGGCCAGCGCCTCGCCTGGATAAGTAAAATCCAGGCTTGAAACAAATTCCCTGCGGACGTAACGGGTCGCCGCTTCTCCCTGCTGAATGCCCCGCGTATAGGCTTTCCCAAAGCCGGTTATATGCGAGTAGTTGAACCGAACGCCGTATGCGTCCTGCTCTGAATCAAGCGAAAAATCTGGAATCAAAGCCCACAGAATACCGGTAATGAATCCGGCACGATAGGCTAACTCAACGGGGCTCAGATTATCCGGCACGGGAGCCTTCAACATGGCATTTAGCTCGTCAAACAAGCCATAGCTGACATCGTCATCGGTAAAGTTGGCTGTTAAGCAGTCCCGCCAGTTCATGCCCCCTCCTTTTTGTGGGAATGCTGAGCATATATCCGCTCCCATTCATGCAGCGGGACGAATCGCTGGCCGTCATCGGCCCATTCCCACCACCCGTCAACCGCTAACGCCAGGTCGTGTAGCTTCCGAACCGTATCCAGGGCTATAGGCCCCATCCCCCACTGCAAAGGTTGTGGGTATTGCTGAATGGCCTTCCATAGCGCCACTTCCGTTCCGATTATCCATCCTGCGGCCCAGTGGCTCTCAGAGGCTTCAGACATCAGATTAAACAGATGGTTCATTGCCGCTTCTCTAAGGAGGCGCTGTCTTTCTTCTTCGCTCAGGTTATTTTTTAGCGGGACGCTCACGATTGGCCTGCCCTCTGTTGGATGTCCACCGCTTCGAGCAACTTGCCTAGATTGCAGAGCACCGGCTTATTTTCTAGCAATTCATCAATTTCGCAGATAGTCATGGTCGTCCTCCAGTTCTGTTTCGACGTTTTCTACACCTAACTCTTCCCGCACTATCCTTTTGATTTCGTTGAGATGTTTCATTGCGACCTGATAGTGAAATGATTTTTCCGTGGCGAACGCCAGCACCACCCGGCCATCCTCAAAACGAGGTTTGGCTTCGCGCACGGTGGCGCGAAGGGTAATATCGAGCTCTCCCAGGACTTCTCGCCATTTGTGGGTCATCCGCCTACCTCCTCCCACTCCCGCACCTCGGGCAACTCTGCCGTCTTCCAGCAATCCAGCGGGACTCCCAGGTACTCGCACACCATCCGCCAGGCATCCTCGAGGTCGTCCGCCACCCCCACCCAGTCCCCTTTGGCCCTGAGCGCCTCGTGCATCTCTCGCTGCTCACGAGTCGGGCGCTTTCCAGGGCGCTTGAGCTCGATCCACCCCTTGCGGTAGCCGTTCTTCGCCAAATCGAGAATGATGTCAGGCAACCCGCGCTTGAGCCCCATCGCTTTCGCCTTCACCGCCTGGGGGCTGTAGGTGCGCCCGCCCGCGTCGCGCTGGTAGCCCAGCGTGAGCCCGGCGGGGTAGGAGTAGACCCAGAAGAAGTTGGGGTTGTGGGCCTCAGCACGTTTACACCGGGCTATGAGTTTGGCCTGCAGGACGGATTCTTTCATGCGATCCAGTTCCTTCAGGGTTTTGACCTCCACTTGAGCCGTTTTTATCTCGGCGTTTTGCGTCTCTAATCTCATCCCACCACCTCCTGCGCCAACCCCTCGAGCACCCCCACCCATCCCGTAGGGTCTACCCAGGGCCAGTTGCCCGCCAGCCGCTCCACCATCACCACCAGCCACGCCCAGCGCTCGCACTCATCCAGCACAGGCTTGGCGGCCTCGCTAAGCACCAAACCGATGTAGTCGCCCTCTACTGGTTCAAGCCACTGCCCCTTCGCCCTCAACGCATCCCGCTTGCCGTTGGCCTCTACCCACTTCCGCAAAACCGGTCTGAGAGCCCGTGCGCGGCCGTACTGAGGCAGGTTGGCCTCGATGCTTTGGTAGGTTTTCGCCACTTCCTCCCAGGGCTCTAAGCCCCGTCTAGCCGCAGCATCAGCGGCATCTATAGCCAACCAGACAGCTAGTTGCTCAGCCGGCTGGCTGCTACCCCGCCAGGTGTTCACCAAATCATGCACCGCCTCAGCCCAGGCGTTGGCCCAGATGTAGTGCTCAGGCCAGGCGTGATACTCGAATCCGGCGGCCTCTAGCGCCGGTACTATGCTCGGCGGGGTACCCGCCTTACCAGGGCGCACAATAGCCCCTACAGCGTCGGCAGCATCGAGGTCGCTGGTCTCGCCGTCCAGGGTTTTGAGGGTCACGGTCGCCCCCGCTTCGCGGGCCTCGTACAGCAGCTTACGCACCTCGGGCGCTTTATCCAGATACCACCACCCCCGATACTGCTCACCGTAGAGGTGCAGCAGCACAGAAAACCTATGCCGCGCAATCTCCGAGCGCAGCTCGGGGGGTAGATTCTTGGCGGGCTTGATATTGATTGTCCCGTTCCCCGCCACCGTGATTTCGCACCCCGCAGCGCGGGCCCGGTCTAGCAGGCTGCCTACGTCAAATGGCGATGACATCATCTTCCTCCTCAAAAGCGCTCGAGGGAGCGTCTAAAATCCAATCCAACCCCTCCTCGCGCAAGCTTCCCAGGTATAGCCGCTCGCGAGCGCGCGTCATGCCTACATAAACCGCTCGCTGGGTAGCCGCTCGGTCGGCTTCCCCCTCCCGCCAGGCTTTTCGCGCGGCGGGCGATAAGTCCGGCCAGAGAAACACGCAGTCGGCCTCCCCGCCCTTCACCGAATGGATAGTCCCCACCACGATGCGCGGGTTGCGGGCCGCTTCTAGCCCGTGTCGGGCGATGACCTCGAGGGTGTACCGCAACCCTCGGGTTTTATCCCCCCCCAGATGTAGCAGGTTGATCAGCGTCCAGGGCTCCCGCGAAGCCAGCATGGCCGCAACGCCCTCGGGGAAGTAGTAGGTCAGTTTCTCCCAGTCGGCGGGTGCAGGCTGGCGGGATTTGGCCTCCTGCTCCAGCATCCCCTTGCGGTTGGGGTGGTAGGCCTGCTTGGCGGGCAGGTGCTCGGTGAGTTTCCAGATCACCTCAAGATTGGCCTTCCCGGCCATCCAGGCCTCGACGGCCCCCAGCCGCTTGGCGCTCAGGGGGTTCCAGGCCCCGTTTTTGAACTGGTAGGGGTTGTGGAAGGGCAGGGCGCGTCGCCGCAGCTCGGCCAGCAGCTTGCCCAGCATGTAGCCCGCCGTAGCCAGCAGCATCACCGACTTTCCCTCCTCCAGCAGCGCTTCCAGCATCTCCAGCGTGCGCGCCCCGTCCAGCGTGTCGCCGGTGTAGGTTACCGCGCCTGTCTCCGGGCGCGGCTCGACCGGCGTGGGAAAAGTCTGCCAGCGCACGGCAGCTTCGGCCACGTTCTTGGGCAGTCGCCAGGACCGCTTGAGTATGTGGGTGCGCTCGGGGGGGATGGGTGGGTTGTAGAAGCCCTCTCCATCGGCCCCCTTGAAGTGGTAGATAGCCTGATTGGGGTCCCCGGCCAGGATGTAGCGCTTTACGTAACGCCCCCAGTCCCGCACCAGGCGCAGCTCGAGGGGGCTCATGTCCTGGGCCTCATCCACGAACAGCCAGGCGCAGCGGGGCAGCATGGAGCCCTCGCACATCTCGATCATGTCGGTGAAGTCCACAAGCCCGTTTTGGTCTTTGAAATCTTCCCAGGCCTGGGCAAACGCCAGCACGGCAGGCGGCCAGTCCTCGCGGGGCACCAACCTAGACCGGAGCCACTGGTAGCGGGCCATCAGTTCATCCCCTAACGTTTTTCCCGTCGCTCCGACCGGTTGCAAATCGGTGGGGTCGATGGCTCCGCTAAGGGCATAGAGCGGAAACGCTGCGCCCCAGCTCCTCAGGTTGGCCGCGTTCCCATCCGCGACCCGTTTTTCATCTAGCCCCAGCGCCCGGAAGCAGAAGCTGTGGAGCGTCGCACAGTTTTCCTCAGGCAAGGCCACCCGCCCGGCGATCTCGCGAGCACCCGCCCGGCTGAAACTGGTGGCAATGATATCGGACGGGTCATAGCCTTCTTCGCTTACTAGCTTCTCGATCCGGCGTTTGAGGGTAGTGGTCTTTCCCGCTCCCGGCACGCCAATCAGGCGATACTCGTTGGTCATAGCCCCTCCGGGGTGTGCCACGTTGACGATGAGAAAAAAGTAGTGTCACACGCTTTTACGTAGTCCTGGACGAATAAAACTTCTCTCATGTGACAGTGCCACAACTTTTTAGCAGTTGCGACTTTTTGGGGGTCTGTCACTGTCACACGTCCCCCTTTTGCAGCGTGCAGGACGGCAAAAAACCGTGTGACATTACTTTTCGGGCAATGGCAAGTTGTCACAGCACGACCTCCTCGGGGATTAGCTCTTCAGGCAGCAGGGCAGGGGGTAGCAGCCAATAACGCCGCTGTACCCGAGTTTCTCGATTTCCCACCGATATGCGTTCGGTTACGGCCCCCAGCACGGTCAGCGTCGTGCCCAAATCAGCACGGGAGACCCGTTCGCGGATTTCATTGGTCACGAACGTGCGGAAATCCTCGAGGCTGATCCAGATGCCCCGCGCGTCCTGGATGGGCGCTCTCGCTCGCACAGCCGCATCGAATTGCATCTCGCCATCGTAGCGGTGTGTAGGACGGTAGCGGTCGAGGTAGTAGCTCAGCCAGAGAGTGATGGTTTCAGCCTGACTAGTAGTGGGCACTTCTAGCCACTCACAGGCTTGCAGCATGTTGGTCACAGCGCTATCCCAATCTCGCTCGTGGATCCAGTTGGGTAGCCGTCCGATAACCTCGGCCACCCGGCTGCGGAACTTGCGTTGGGAGAGCAGGGTATCCACGGGGCCTAAATCCACGCGGTCAACGCCCACCCAGACAGTGAAGGTGGGTCGGTCGGTGAGCCACTTGACCATCCGGGTGATTTCCAGGCCAAAATTAGTGGTCAGCGCGTATAACGCCGCTGTCCGTTGCTCAGGGGTGGGGATCAGCGCCACCGGCGTACCTCCCGCGCCTTGAGCGTATTGATTCGCCGTGGGCGTTGTTGGGCCGACACTACTGACGCCGCCAGATTTGGCGCCACCACATCCACCGGCTCCACCCAGCGCTCACCCTCATGTCCCATGCCGAGCAGCTTCGCAGCGCTTCGTATCGCCGCCCGCCAGTCGCCGGCATGTTCGAGGATTCGGTACACGTCGAAGGCGTCGTGGGCGTGTTCGTCGGCCAGCGGGTCGGAGCCGTGGTGGGAGTAGGCGCGATTGCCCAAAATGCTGACGCCCGGCAGTCGGGTGGAGCTCGAGGGGCAGACGTAGCGTAACCCCACCCGCCGGTATCCGTTGCGTTCTAAAATCTCCTCAACGCGGTAGGCCTGGTTGAACGCCGCGATTACCGAATCCTGCGGTGCGCCCTCCCAGCGCCGCAGGGGAGCCGGGCGCTGCGGCTCAGGCTCGGAGGCGGCCCAGGGGCAGGCCGCCTTCATCCGGGCCTTCGCCCCATCCCAGTCTTGCCAGAGGGCGAGCAGCGGCGATGGCAAAGGCTCGAGCTCTTCTCTAGCCTCGGGCATCCTGGGCAGCCACTCATAGGCCCGCCCGGTGTCGGGGTGTATGGAGGGCGGCAGCACGTCCTGGGTCGAGGATGAGCGTAGCTCGAACAGCGTGACCAGCCGGGGCCGGCCATTCTCGAGCCGCTCTGTGGGGTGGGGCCAGGCCAGCGGCTTGCGGGTCAGAGTTACCCCCTCGGGCAGCAAATAGATGGGCTTGGCCCCTTTCCTCCCACGGATGCGAAAGCGGGCGGTGGCCTCGAGGGCCTCCAAATCAATCCCCACCGCCGCCAACGCCAGCGCTGCCCACTCGGGATGATCTACATCCAGCGCCACGGTGCCGGAAAGCCCATGAATCAGCCCCATGCCCATCTCGGGGCGCACCTGCCAGTAGTGGGCAGCCACGCCCCGTTTCTGCCAGCCCCAGCCCCGCGGCCCCTTCGACCCCGGCTCAATAGGCACCAGGGCAAACCCCAGGCGGGTGTAGTGGGTAGCGTACTCAAATGGGCTCATGGCTACACGTCGAGGGGCATCTCTTCCCCGAGTTCGTTGAACTCGGGCCGTTTCGGCTCGGCGGTGGCCACGGACGCAGCGGCGCTGGGCGTGGTGGAGGCGACGAGCGCCGGATTATTTCTCTCCAGCCGGGTGGCTTCCAGACTTGCCCGGAAGGTCGCGGTGAGCGCCTCGCGGTATTGCCGCAAGCGCTCGCGGTGCTCCGGTGGCAGCTTGCCCACCAGCTCGAGCTTGAGCAGCGCGTAGGGATCCCCGTTAGGGTTGGTGGCGGTGGTCAGCTTGAGCCGCACTACGGTCCCCCAGGGTGCGATGCCCTGCAGGCTCAGCGGCTTCACGAAATCCTTCCAAACCTTGACGCTCGAGGGCGGGACCGAGAGCACCATCGGGAAATACTGTCCTTCCATCAACAGAAAAAGCTCCCGCCGTTCCTTGCAGGCCGGGGGCGTGTTGTTCGGCCCCCACTGGGCCAGTGGGCAGGTGCGGCAATCGCCGGTAGCTCCTAGTTCGCGCCCGCGCTCGGTAGGGTGCCCGCGCTCACCGTCGTCGGATTTGCACACCGGCGGGGTTGTATCTGGCCCGCTGGACTTTTTCTCCCAAAATTGCCTGCTGACGGTGGTCAGGATCGGCACCGCCACGATCTCCTTAGCCGGGGTGGTATCCCCGCCTACCGTGGGGATCTCCCAGCTAGTGGCCTTGCCGCTGGGCCAGACGATGCGCTGCAGGTCGTAGGGGCGCAGGCGGCCCCCCAGGGTTTCCTGCAACGTCTCCAGCAACTCAGCCGGGGTGGAGTCAGCGGCTACAATAGCCAGATCGAAGTTGTCCATGATTGCAAGTTCGCTTCCCATATTCCTTTTCTCCTTTACTCCTTCGGCGATTCGGTGTCGCCCAGACCTAAGGGGATGACATCCCCCCATCTCCCAGAACCGAAACAGGCCGGGCAGGCCCCATGCGCCGGCACAGGCCACGCGGCTACATCCGCCGTGAGCTCACCATCCAGGCCGTAGTACTGCCCTGCATAGCGGGCCAGCGTATGCGCCAGCTCGGTATTCTTTTGGTGTAGCGCCAGCAGACGACCCGTCAGCCCTTCGGGGTTGGCAGCCCGCCATGCAGCTAGCGCACGAGCTTCCAGAGCCAAATTCTCGTAGACATCCGGCGTGCCGCCCGTGCCACCACACGCGTTGCACACGCTGTAGCGAGCGGGCGGGTTGTCGGGGTTGTACCCCCGCTCAGCCCAAAAATCAGACAGAAAACTACTATCCATTACCCAGCCCCAACCGGCGTTCCACATCCGGTCGAGTTCGCGGTAAACGGCAAGCTCGACCTCACCGGTACCCCCGCACTGGTGGCACCTAGCCATTGCGCACCTCCACCAGCTCGCCATCACAACCCGCGGTGCAAACCATGCCGTACTCGTACACCCAGTCGTACGAGTACTTCTCGCCGCACTCGATGCAGCGAAAGACGCGGTGGCGATTCGCTGCCAGCACACGGGCCCGCCGCGCATCCACGCGCTCTTCAAAGGTTTTAGGTTTGTGTGCTATACTCTCCATGATCGTACTAGCCTCCTGCCCCCGGCCCCAGCCGGGGGACTTTGCTTACTGGGCCGCCTCGCGGCTGGCCCTGGTAGCCATGATTGAAGTGCTGAACCGGATGACCGGGCCTGCAGCAAGCCGCCTAGCCAGTTCAGCCTCGGTGGTCAGTTGAAGATGGCGCTCGTCAGCGCCGATGTAAAAGCGCGGGTAGGGGCGTTCGCTCC